ACTGCGAAAGACAGTGGTTCAGGATTGTTCGTTGCTGATGGTAACGAAATCAACGGCTACAACGCAGTGGTTTCAAACCAAGTAACAGCCGGTGATCTTTACTTCGGTAACTTCGCTGACTTGTTGATTGGTATGTATGGCGGCTTGGACATCACAGTTGATCCATACACTGCATCAACATCTGGCACAGTTCGCATTGTTGCACTGCAAACTGTTGACGTAGCAGTACGTCACGCAGTTAGCTTCGCAGTCAACAATGACGGCGTATAATGCTAACGTGGGGCGGCACTGCCGCCCCCTCTATTGAGGGGTCAACTATGAAGTATGTAATTCTAAAATCTTGTGTCGCAGCGGGTTCAGCCCATAAAGCCGGCGAAATCATTGAACTAGGCGCAGATGAAGCAGCATCATTGACGGCCTATGGGCGGGTTGCAGTAGCACCAGAACCAAAGCCAACTGTGGCTTCTACAGACCGCGCGGCAAAGCCCAAGTCAACACGGGCTAAGAAATGAAGATCAGGTTGTTAAAACTAGCCCGCTGGGGCGACATAACAGCGGATCAAGGTACAGTGCATGAAGTGCATGACCGTATCGCGGCGAAACTTATTGCCCGTGGGTATGCAGAAGAATACGATGAAAGTGCGGAAGCACCTGAAGAAACCGATGAAAGTGAATAGATGGCCATTCCATTTGCTGATGATCTGACTGCCATTCTTGATGTGGATGAATTCGCATCAACTGTTTCGTATCGTCGCAAACTAGGCTTGGGTGATAGTTCCATCACCGGCATATTCGACAATGAAACCGTTCCTGTTGACGCTGGCGGTATTGCAGCGGTTCATCAAGAACAGCCGCGCTTCACATGTAAGACGGCAGATGTTCCTAATATTGCAGAAGATGATTACCTGATCGTTAGCAGCGTTGAATATCGGGTAGTTGCTTGGTTACATGACGGAACTGGCGTGACAACAATTCAGTTGGAAAAACAATAGATGGCACATGTTCGCAAGCAAATTAGGGATCGTGTGGCCACAATACTAAAGTCGAATGTTGGCTTAGTTAAACGCCGTGTTTACACAACGCGCGTTCACCCATTAAATGATACGAATTTGCCGGCCATTAGCGTTTATACTGGTTCTGAAACCAGTGAACGCATGAATGCTGGCGTTACTGACATGATCAGAGAACTTACTTTGGACATTGATATTTATGTTCGGGAAACAAGTAAGTTTGATGATGATGTGGACGCGATAGCCGTCCAAGTTGAGGAAGCATTAGCCGGCGATTTCACAATCAATGGCCTTGCCAAGTTCAGCGTTTTAACATCAACTGAAATACAATTTGACGGTGAAGCTGACCAAATTCTTGGAATAGCCAAGCTGACTTATTCGATCAGATATGTTACAGCTATCAATGATGTAGAAACAGCCAAGTAGGAGTTCCACAAATGGCGACACATACAGGAAGTGAAGGAACCGTAAAAGTCGGCACGGCTGGTTCTGACACTGTAATTGCAGAAATCCGTTCCTTCAGCATTGAAGAAACAGCGGATACACTAGAAACAACAACTATGGGCGACACATCCCGCACATATTCATCATCACTGAAAAACTTCACTGGTTCAGTTGATGTGTATTGGGATGAAACCGATACAAGTGGCCAAGGTGCGTTGACCGTTGGTGCAGAAGTTACACTTAACTTCTACCCAGAAGGTGCAACATCAGGCGACACATATTATGGCGGTACAGCCATTGTAACAGGTCGCACAATCAATTCATCATTTGATGGCTTGGTTGAGGCATCATTGACTATCCAAGGTTCTGGCGCACTAACGGAAACAACGGTAACGTAATATGTCACTAGCGAAACGCATTGCAGCAAAACGGGCGGAACAAGAACGGGGTTTTCTGGATGTGGAAGAATGGGGCGAAGGGGATACACCGCTTCGCCTATATTTCACAACGGTTTCGGCGCGTGATATGGAGCAAATCCAACGTAAACACAAGGATTTCATCAACAACCCAACAATGTCGGCCATGATTGATATGATCATCCGCAAGTGTGAAGACGATGCCGGTGAAAAGGCATTTTCACTTGAAGATAAGCCAATATTGATGGGCGAACCAATCAACTTGATTGCGAAGGTGTTTGGTGCGGTTCTTGAAAGTGTGACTATAGAGGAACACGAAAAAAACTAAGAAGCGATCCGTTTAGATATAATCTGATTGCATTGGCTGAATTGCTTGGAAAAACCATAGGTGAAATAGAGCAAATCAGCCTTTCAGAATATAACGAATGGGTCGCATACTTTAAGATCAAGTCGGAGCAAAAAGACAATGGCGACTGAAAAGCTAACGTTTGAAATGAACGCCGTTGGCAACGCTGTACCTGAAATGAAAAAGGTACAGGCGCAGCTTGGTTCACTTGACAAGACCATGATGAAGTCAACGGCCAACATGAACCGACACGTTCGTGGGATGCAAGGCGTTGGTAAAGCCAACAAGAACATGACCCGTAGCTTGGGCATGGCATCATTGCAGTTCCAAGATATGGCGGTTCAGGCTTCTATGGGTACTGATGCGTTGCGCATTATGACCATGCAAGCACCGCAACTTGCGTCTATCTTTGGGCCAAAAGGGATGATCTTGGGTGCATTGATTGCGGTTGGTGGTGCTATCGCGATGATGGGCGATAAGACAACCAAGCTATCATTTGACTTCAAGCGGTTCGGCCAAGACATTGGCCCAGCACTTGAGCCGTTCAAAAAAGCATGGGAAGGTATTAAATATACATTCAACCTAGTCAAAGAAGCGATGATTTCAGGTGTGAATTTAATTATCAATGCGTTCCAGTACATGGTTGCTATTTTTTCCGCTATTCCCGAAAGTTTCAGGCGATTTGTTGATGCAGCATTAGGCCACTGGTTTATATTCAAGCAAAGTATTATCGCCGGTGCTTATGATGCGCGGGCAGCTATTCAAGACATGCTTGATTTCTTTTCCATGTCTGGCCCGAAGGAAGGTTTCTTGGGCTTCATGGATGATGAAACAGGCCATACAGCGGCAGAAAATCTGCGTTTTTTAGCGAAGGTCGCAAGAAACCAAGCCGCTTTAGTTGAAGATCAAATGGAAAAAGCTGGCGCACCTGTAGATGCATTTTCGGAGAAGCTGGCCAACATTAAGCTGATTGATTTAAGAGATTATTTCAAACGGGTAAAAGAAGAAGCCGAAAAAACAGGTGCGGCAGTTACAACCGTTGCTGATATGATCGGTGATAAGTTTGGTGATGCATTTATGTCTATGGTTGACGGCACTATGAAGGCGAAGGATGCATTCCGCACAATGGCCGCTGACATTATCAAAGAACTTTACCGTGTGTTTGTTGTGAAGCAAATTACCGGATTTATCACAAATGCAATCACATCTGCTTTCCCGTCACTTGGTGGCATGCCGATGAAAGCGATAGGTGGCCCAGTACAGCGTGGAAACCCATACGTTGTGGGTGAGCGTGGGCCAGAATTGTTTGTGCCGTCACGCACCGGCTCTATCGTGCCTAATGATAAGATGAACGGCGGCGGCCAGGTAGTGGTCAACCAAACCATCAACGTATCAACAGGCGTACAGCAAACCGTGCGCACTGAAATCAAGTCACTGATGCCACAAATTGCGGAAAGCGCGAAAGCGGCGGTTGCAGATGCGAAACGGCGTGGCGGTTCATATGGAAGGGCGTTTGCATAATGGCTATCACTTACCCTTTAACCCTGCCGTCACACACTGGCATTGCGCAGATTGAATTACGCGCGATCAACGCCGTAGCTTACAGTCAGTCACCTTTTACCTATGCGGGTCAGGCACACGCTTACAGCGGCGAAACGTGGCAAGCTGACATCACGCTACCGCCAATGAAACGTGCGGATGCAGAACAATGGATTGCGTTCCTTATTAGCTTGCGCGGGCAATACGGCACATTCTACCTTGGCGATCCCAGCGCGACATCACCGCGCGGCACTGTATCGACGAATAGCGATGTAAATGCTGCGAACGGTAGCGCGGGTGATCGTACAATATCTTGTACAGTTACATCAGGTGAAACGCTGTTAGCTGGCGATTACATCCAGATCGGCACTACGTCGAACCGCACATTGCACAAGGTGCTAGAAGATGTGACGGGTACGGGTTCAGCGCAAGACATCGAAATATGGCCCGCCTTACGCGAAAATAAAACTAATGCGGGCGTGAACATCCTAAACACAACTGGCAAGTTTCGCTTGGCAAGCAATCAGCAAAACTGGTCGATTAACGAGGCCAGTATATACGGTTTAACATTTGGAGCGTTTGAAGCGATATGAGTAGAACAGTTCCAGCCGCCTTACTTACTGCGCTTGATGGCGATGAAATCGAGGTTTTCTATGCAGTCGATCTGGCGTTTGACAGTGGCAATATGCGCCTATGGACGGGCTACGGTGACAAAACCATCAACAGCCAAACCTACACTGGCACAGGCAACTTGCTTACCATAGACGGCTTAGAGGAAGCGTCAGACCTATCTGCGCGTGGCACTACGCTGACTTTGAACGGCTTAGATAGCACAATCATATCCTATGCGCTGGGTGAGGAATACCAAGGCCGATTGGTCACGATCTATTGGGGCGTGGGCAGTGAAACCGTTGAGGTGTTTAGCGGCTACATGGATAAGATGACGATCCAAGATGCGGCAGAAAGCGCGACGATCAGTTTGACCGTGGAAAGTCGTCTGATTGCCTTGGAGCGTCCTAACGTGCGCCGATATACGCGGGAAAGCCATGCTGGTGTAAGAACGGCAAAAGGTTTGTCTGGTAGTGATACATTCTTTGATTGGGTCACGAAGCTACAGGACAAACAAATCGTATGGGGCAGGGCCGCAGAAAATGGTGAAGCCTGATTTAGACGCGCTAAATGAATACATCCGAAAGATGCGCGATGTGCCATTTCAATGGCATTCCAACGATTGCTTTACCTTTACCAACAATGCTTTCCGCGCAATGTATGGCGAAGGTTGGGCAGATGATTGGATCGGGAAGTACACAAAGAATGGCTTATATCTAAAGCGGGATGATCTTCGCAAGGTATTCCAAGCCAACACTTTAAGTGAAGCTATTGACCGCAAGATGAAGCGCGTTGACTATATTCCCCCGAAGGGTGCGTTGGTTACGACTGACAAAGTGCGCAGATGGGTGATTGGCGAAGCGATGGGGATAGCAATAGGCACAAAGGCTATCTTTGTAGGGGAAAAGGGTGTAGTTTCTACGCAGATAGACTTCATCACGAATGCATGGGTTAAGGCATGAAATACAGGCTAGGCGACTTCACAGTTAAGCATTGGAACGATTGGGATCGTGTGCCGCGTGATCCATTTATTCTTTTTGGAGGAAACATTCTTGCAGCACCTACTGCCGCACAGATATTTCTTGCTAAAGCTATAAGCTATGTTGCAGTTTCGCTTGTTACTTCTTGGGCGTTAAAGGCATTGGCCCCAAAACTAACATCTGGTCAGCGCGGCCTTTTATTCAATGCGCGTGAAGCGGCAGCGGCACAAGAAATAGTCTATGGCAAAGTACGCAAGGGTGGATATGTAACATTTGCAGAAACCACAGGCTCAAAAAATAAATATCTACATCAGATTATTACGCTTGCTGGCCATGAAGTTAATTTAATTGACACAGTATTTATCAATGATGAAGAAATACAATTAGCCGCCGCATCTTCCCCGCAAGCAGTTGAAGTCATTCAAGGCGAACAAGGTTATGTTTATGGGGATAGGTGGTCAGATAGTGATGGTAATAGAAAAATATACATCCATAAATTTTTAGGTGCAGATAATCAAAATATAGCATCAGTTTTGCGCCAATTAGAAACAACTAGCAATATCGAGACACCAGATTTTGAAATTGACGGCGTTGCACCAGCTTCACCATATAATGACTTTAAAGGGGAAGGCATTGCTTGCCTTTATGTTCGCCTAGAATATGACACCAATGTATTTTCAGACGGCATTCCATTAATCACCGCTGAAGTAGAAGGCAAGAAGGTTTATGATCCGCGTGACAGTTCCACAAGTTATAGTGCAAATGCTGCGTTGTGTGTTCGTGATTACATTACTTCAACCTATGGCTTGGATAATGACGGCGATACAGATGATGCAGCGAGTGCATCTTTTGATGTTGCGGCAGATGTATGTGATGAAACTGTAAATTTAGCCGCGACTGATGCTGGGTCTTTCATTGTCGGCAAAGATTACACAATTAAAACTGTTGGAACCACAGATTTTACAGCTATCGGCGCAAGCGCAAATACAGTAGGGGTTACATTTACGGCAACTGGCGTAGGCAGTGGAACTGGTACAGCGGTGCGCGGCAGTTCATTAACAGAAAATCGTTATGAAATTAACGGTGTTATAAGCCTAGACAGATCACCATCTGACATTTTGGGCGACATGATGACTGCTTGTGCTGGCACACTGTTTTGGGGTGCTGGTCTATGGCACCTAAAGGTTGGCGATTATGTTTCGCCTGTCAAAACTTTTACACTGGATGACTTGCGTAGCGAAATTAATTTACAAACTAAGCATTCAAGGCGCGACAACTTCAACATCGTTCGTGGCACATTTGTTGACGCTGAAAATCGTTATCTTCAGGCTGACTATCCAGAAATACGGTCAGAAACATTTATCAGCGATGATAGCGATGTAGAAAGCGCATTGGACTTGGCTTTGCCGCTGACAACATCATCAGCTATGGCGCAGCGTTTAGCAAAGATGACGTTGTTCCGTGGCCGTGAACAAATGACATTTACGGCTGACTTTAGCCTAGAGGCGTTTGAAGTTGAGTGCGGCGATATTATCGCTTTAACCATTGATCGCTACGGATGGTCGTCAAAAGAATTTGAAGTTGTTGGCTGGAAGTTTAAAAATGATGGTGATGCGGGTGATTTGCGCGTTGCGTTGACGTTGCGCGAAACATCATCAGCGGCATTTAGCTGGTCGGCAGAAGAAAGCGAAATCACAAGCAATGGCAGCACATTGCCTGATCCACGCGCAAGTTTGGGCATTACAAACTTAGCCGTTACCACCCCACAAAATACAAATATAGCGACTGATGGAACGCACACTGTTACTGCTACACTGACTTGGGATGCGCCTGATAATGTTTTCCTTACTCATTATTTAGTAGGATATAAAAACAACACGACAGGCATTTTCAATAAAAGCACTACAGACACCAATTCTTTCGAGACAGGATTTCTTGTTGATGGTGATAGTTATACATTCGTCGTTGCCGCCGTTACGGACAGTGGCTATGTTGGCACACAAGCTGATGTAACGTTTACCGCTGATGCGGATACAGTGGCACCCGCAGTCCCTACCAGTGTAAGCGGTTCTGGTGGGTATCGCTCTAATTTTATATCGTGGACAAACCCAACTGATGATGACCTGAAAGAAATTCAGGTTTATGTAAACACGAGCAATACATCTACGGGCGCAACCTTATTAGGCACAACATCTGCAACGGAATTTGTGCATGGTGGTCTAGCGCAAAGCACAACACGATATTACTTCCTGAAAGCAGTAGATTTTACGGGCAATGCGTCTGACTTTTCTACTGGCACTGGTGCTGTAACAACTGAAGCTGATCCGCAAGATGGTGTGGACGGAACGAATGGGACAAACGGAACTGATGGTGCGGATGGTGATACGGGTGATACAGTTATTTCTGGCCGCGTATATTATCAAACAATTCAATCATCTGCACCTAGTACACCATCTGCCACTAGCTATAATGTATCAACGGCATCATTCAGCGGCTTAACGTCAGGTTGGGCATTAACGCAGCCGCAAATTGACATAACAGATACATCAATCAAGGAATGGTCATCAGCGTTTACAGTCACTATTGATGGGGTAACATCTGCGCAAACAATAGTATTTACTACGCCAACTGGTGCAATACAGGTAGCCGCTGACCTTGAAAGCGATAATTATGTTGCCAATACTTCAGGCTGGAAAATAGAACGTGACACTGGATTTGCTGAATTTGGTTCGGCGGCGATACGCGGAACCCTGACAGCAAGCCAAATCCAAATTGATAACGTAACCTTGGACAGTGACGGTTCGGGCAATCTGATCATTGCATCAGGTGGCGTTGATACAGCACAACTTGCAGCAAATTCAGTAACAAAGGCTGGAACAACTGGACAAGCTGCGTTTAGCCTGACCGCTGGCAGCACAAAAGATGTAACGGCATCCATCACAAACTGTGATAGTGGGTCAGAATTGTTAATCTTGTTTAATTATTTGGCAGCTTCGGCAACGGCGGGTGACGAAATAGATTTGAGTATATTAAAAAACGGAAGTGTGGCGACTGGCATTGGTGCGGTTCAAAATTTGGATGTGCAAGATTTTACACCTCTTGCTTGTGGTTATATGATGCGAGTTACGGCTGATACTGGGACAAATACAGTCGGAGTTAGAATAACAGCGGATAGTGGGAATACCTCAACAGTTGTAGGTCTTGTTTATGGCCTATTTGCTTTGGAGATTAAAAAATGAGTGATTTTGATTGGGGCATGTTTCGGATCAAAAGAAACAATCGGCTAAAAGCTACCGATTGGACGCAAATGCCAGATGCGCCTTTAACTGATGACCAAAAGGCATCATGGCGCAGCTATCGACAGGCTTTGCGTGATTTGCCGTCTAACACAACTGACCCTGCAAACCCTACATGGCCAGCCCCGCCAACCTAGTCTTTGCAAATAACCGCAAATGCGCTAGAATGCGCTTGCATATGCTTTAATTTACGGAGTTCCACCAAATGGCAAGTTTTAACAAAGTGAATGACTTTGTGGTGAACGCGGTTCACAACATGGACTTGGAAAGTGACCAGATCGTTGTTGCGCTTTCTAACACTGCACCATCGTCTGAAACGTCAGACCCATCAACAGATGGGAACGGTGTATTGGCTAACGTCACTGAAATTAGCTACACGAATTGCTCTACCCGCAACGTGACGACAACATCATCATCACAAACATCAGGCACATATAAGCTGGTACTTACTGACCTTCAGCTTACAGCGTCAGGCGGTACGGTTGGCCCTTTCCGCTACATCTATCTGTACAATGACACGGTTACATCACCAGCAGACCCAATCATTGGCTATTACGATTATGCGTCATCTTTGACGCTGAATGACGGTGACAGCTTCACCATCGACTTCAGCGCAACCAACGGTGTTCTGCAACTTTCATAAGTAGGTGAGAAATGGTTGTTCTAGCCAATAGAGTTAAGGTCGCTACGTCCACAACTGGGACAGGCACCATCACACTAGGCAGTGCCGAAACAGGTTATCAATCCTTTGCTGATGGTGGCGTGTCAGATGGTGACAGTGTACGCTACACGATAGAAGATGGCGATAACTGGGAAATCGGCACTGGCACCTATACGGCTTCTGGAACAACGCTTTCACGCACACTGACAGAAAGTTCAACGGGTGCCTTGCTTAACTTGTCTGGCGATGCAGTTGTGTTTATCACGGCGGCGGCAGAAGATATTGTGCCAGCAAGTGGTGGCGCATTTAGCGGTGATGTATCTTTTGGCGACAACGATAAAGCGATCTTTGGGGATGGTTCCGATCTAGAAATCAGACATAGCACGGGTTTAATATCAGGACTTATAGACAACAACACTGGCCATCTTTACATCAGAAACTATGCTGCAGATAAAGGTGTTTTTATTGGTGCTGAAAATAATAATGGCGGCTATGCTTCTTTATTAATAGCAGATGGAACAAGTGGGGAAGCGCAGCTTCGATATACAGATCAATCTACTGGTTTATCATCATTAAAACTAAATACCGCTGCAACAGGCATTGATGTAGAAGGTCGGATTTACTTGACCGGAAATATCATCTTCGAGGGCGCAACAGCAGACAACTTTGAAACTACCGTAACCGTTACTGACCCAACTGCTGACCGCACCATCACGTTGCCTGATAATACTGGTACTGTCGTTATAAGGGATAGCAATAACTCAGTTGGGGATTCGATTAAAGTTTTAGATGAGCCAAATAGTGGAAGCACTTATGATGGCGTTGTAACGCTTGCGGGGGCTGGTGAGGGCTATTTAGTTGGTACACCTTCTGCTGGGGAATCAAAAATAGTATCCAGTAGAACTGGAGCAACTTCTGGTAACTTACAAATCTACGGCACAAATACGAGCGATAAAGTTAGTTTCAAAAGAGGCATTGTAAGCATTGAAGCAAACAGTGGTTTTGAGTTTACAGATGGGACTAATGATCTAACAGTTGATCACTCAACACTAACTGCTAACCGCACTATCACGTTGCCTGACGCAACTGGGACTGTCTGGACATCTGGCAATGACGGCTCTGGCAGTGGGTTGGATGCTGACCTATGGGATGGCAACCAGTTTGCTAGTTACTTAGACCAAGCTGTACTTACGACATCTAGTCCTACATTTGCAGATGTAACAGCAACATCATTTAGTGGAGATGGTTCAAACTTAACAAATGTAGCAGCATCAACAGTTTTAGTTAACGAAAGCACTGACGATACTAACGATTATAATGTCTTGTTTTCTACTACAACAGGTGCCGCAGGTGTTCAAATGTCACCTGTAACAGATGATGGTGGATTAACATTTAACCCTGGTACTAATCGTTTAGCCGTAGAAAATCTTGATATTGGCAACGCAATAAGACATAGGACAGATACAGATACATACTTTCAATTTCACAACAATTCTAACCAAGCACGAATTGTTTGTGCAGGTGCAGAGGTTATGGAGTGGGGTGCAAACTATGCCAAGCTAAGTGATAACGACTATTTGTGGCTTGGAACAGGTGCTGACTTCCGCATCGGCCACGATGGCACAAACACTATTATGCGTAATTACAACCACGCAGCAGGTGACATCTACATCCAAGGTGAGGACACATCTGGTGTCAATCACAATATAGCTGCCTTTTATTCATCTAATGCTGCCCCCTATACAGGGTTGTACTATGATGGAACAGAAGTCTTTACGACTGTTAGTGGCGGTGTGGATGTAGCAGGTAATCTCACAGCAGATAATGTTTATGTTGCTAGTACAATATACCATGAAGGTGACACAGATACCTAC